ATGCGCTACCGGTTCGAAGGAAAGGAAAAGACGCTGGTCATCGGTCCCTATCCGCAAATCTCTCTTACCGAAGCCAGGGCAAAACAGTCTGACGCGAAAATGAAGCTGCTTGCTGGCGTGGACCCATCAGAACAGAAACAGGCTATAAAGAAGAAGGAAAAGGAAGAAGTATCTGATTCGTTCGGTGATATCTTCAGGGAGTGGCATGCTCATAAATCGAAGGTATGGTCGAAAGGATATGCTGACGAAATGATGAACATGTTCACTGACGATATATTGCCGCTCATCGGACATCTGAGAATGGAAGAGGTGGAGCCGATGATGCTACTGAAGGTGATCAGGCTATTTGAGGACAGAGGGGCGATGGAACGGGCTGATAAGGCTCGTCGCAGGTGTGGCGAGGTTTTCAGCTACGCAATAGTAACCGGAAGAGCTAAATATAATCCGGCTCCAGACCTTGTTGGGGCAATGAAGGGTTACAGAAAAAACAACTACCCTTTCCTACCTATGCATCGCATTCACGAATTCCAGAGGGCGCTGAATGGGTATGGAGGCTGGGTTATAGGTAAGATTGCTGCTCAAGTTCTTCACTATACAGCAATGCGAACAGTGGAGTTACGTTCGTTGGTATGGTCAGGAATTGACTTTGAAAACAGGCTGATCACCGTTGACCCTGAAGTCATGAAAGGAAGAAAACTGCATGTCGTTCCAATGTCAGAGCAAGTTACAGCGCTTTTCAAATTCCTGCAACAAATCACCGGACAGTACGAACTTTGCTTCCCGGGAAGGAATGACAGGAAGAAGCCAATCAGCGAAAATGCCGTCCTTGGTGTAATCCGCGGCATAGGATATGAAGGGCAGACATGCGGACACGGTTTCAGACATCAATTCAGCACGGTACTCAACGAGAAGCACTGGAACAGCGACGCAATAGAGATGCAGCTGGCACACGTAAGCGGCGGGACGCGCTCAGTTTACAACCATGCTGCATATCTGGCTACCCGCAGAGAAATGATGCAATTTTGGGCGGACTGGCTTGATGAGAAGGTGACGTAATACCACCAAAGCAAATTATGAAGCAGGGAACTTTCTGTACAGCGTCGACAGCCCCACATCATAAATAATCGCTACACATTATTACCATCTGTCCGCCATTCTTTCATCCTGGCTTCCTCCATAGCGATACGAGTAGCCTCTTGTTTCTTATTCCAGATGCTGTTTTCCGGCATTTCCACACGTACAGACACAAAAGAATCTGCAGGAATGTCGACTGGTTCACCATCAGCAACAGTTTCAGTAAACATGCCGCTAATATCAGTATTACCTATTCTGTTCTGAGCAAACGGAGGTGCTGAGGGATGAACCCGGTGATACGTTCTGACCAGTACCGAACCGTCAGCATTGACCTCATAATCGATCCAGATGCGAGCAAGTTTATTTCGGTCTACGGGGATCTCAAATCCACCGTCAATCCCTCCCCATGCTGCATCTGCATTAAGGCCAGTGCACCCCTCGATAAGGTACTCGCCAGTCTGTATCCTGGTTACGACCACACCTTCTGATTCATCATTCGTTTCATAACCTCCATCAGAGAAAATTCTGACAACCGGCGATGCCTGTTTAATAAATCCATTACCATCAACGACAGTGTTGCTATTATCCCATAGCAACCTCACTACCATACGGCCCGCAGACTCACTACCTGATGCCACCGCAATTTTCCCCGCAGGGCTATACGGCAACGATAATGATGCCCAGGTATCCCCGGTCCCAACCCATATGGTCGGGCTGTATTGCGCAATACTTTGATCACCGTCGCCAAGAAAACCATTATTTCGATATGTCCTGAGTCCGCTACCTGACATTGCGACCTGAACTGCACCAAAGTCATTGACTTCAAATGCATAGGCACCATCTTTGGCACCAATACCAAAAGACCCAACCGTCATTATGTCACCGGAATTTAACCCAGTGTTTTTCGAAGCAGCAGAACCGAGATCACTGGCGTTGGCCTTTTTATTTAGTTCTGTCGTAATGCCATTCCACGCAGGGCCGTTCCACGCAGAACCATCAGGTAACTTGACTGTTATGTTGCCGGTTCCACTAAAAATGCTTTGCCAGTTCTGCTTATCGTAATTCAGTCCTCGCAATGCCTCAGCGCTTTGAGCCACCAAGGCAGCCGTGACCATGTTCAAAGCAACACGAGGCACGGCAGACCACGCAGCGCCGGATTGTGTCGGGCCTGTGTAAACACTAACCAGCGTCAGTGATGTATTGTTATTTACTGCTTTAACCGGAAGTGTATAAGGGATGCCGCCGACAGTTACGACAATAAAATCGCCAGCAGCAAGTTCTGCTGTAAACGCTGTGCCGCTGCCAGTAACAGCATCTGTGTTATTGGTAAGAGTTAAGGTTCCTGCTGACATGAATATTTCCTCAATACATATCCGGAAGGACAAGAATTGGCATATTGATATTTTGATTAAATGTCATATCAAATCTGTTGTCATTGTAATTACCAACAACCTGATTATACGCTGACCGGATGCTTCCACCTGACATTACCACGCCCTTTTTCCTTATATTAAAATATCCATCCACTCGTCTTGACTGCGCACCTGTAAATACTATCTGGCAATATTTATCACCTATGTATTGATTATTGTCTGTTACCGTTAGCTGCTGGTCATATACAAATGGGCGCTTCACTGTTGAAAATGTCACCTGCCCAGCCGAATTAGTCATGGTAATGCCATCACCGGCTACAGGCGCGGTATTATTGAAAATTACCAGTTCCATTGTTACAGATGCGGAAACATCATCCCGTCCTGAGTAATTGATGTCTCTTACAATAATATTTGCTCCGTCAAATCCTACAGACACATTATTGTTATCCCACTTCCCGAATGGTATTCCTGATACGGGAAGCGCCATCGAGCCGTTGACTGTCACCGTGCCAACATAAGCACATGTCATTAATCTTGCCTGATTCGAAATTGCAGTGAAATCAGTAGAGTTGGAAACGATAAGTCCTTCGTTGTAAGTAGCAGCAGGGAGAATTTCAAATACAGTTCCTGCCCAGTTTGGTATTCGCTGGTAGTTTCCCCTGTTTGTACCGTTAACAGTCACACCGTTGTCTCCGTTTCTTGTAACGGATGTCATATATATCGGTAAAACTATCCATGTCTGATTGTCTGCGAACTCCTGAACGTCAACCGGACGTGTCGGTAAAACAAAAACTGTGGAGCCTGACGTTAATGGAGTATTAACCTGAAACTGGTTTGCCCCCGTACCGTAACCAGCAAAACTTGTGCAGAATGACGGGGCACGGAGCCCCGCTGTAATCGCCATCGCAGGACGGCCATCGTTATAATCTATCAGTATTCCTTCCGGCATATTTTATCCTACCATCGCCCAACGACAACGCGCCCGCCACCAGGTAGATTTACCGTGATGCCACTGCCATTTATAACAACCGTGTTGTTTTCACCGTTAAAGGCAAACTGGCCACTGTCAGCGTAAAGTTTGCCATGCAATTCAGCATTTCCATTTTTATCAATGCGCCAGCCAGTTGAACCCGAAACGAAGTTATTCGACTGGATGTAATTACCAATTTTGGCATTGCTAATGCTGCCATCCTGTATTAACGCATCACTGATAAATACCTGTCCGTTATAGACAAAGAACGCAGCGGTATAGTTTCCAGGATCACTTCCGGAATAAATGCCAAACTGATCAGCGGCAAACACCGACGTTGATTTGTAACCACCGCTGCCGTCTGGCTCAATAGACATGCCGAAACCGGTATTGTATTTCACACCGTTTCGTACGATACCCATATTTAGTGTGTATGAGGCTTTGGCTGTCCCATCGCTATTTACCTCGGCTGTCATCTTCTGATTAACTGCTGAGGTGAGACTCCCGTCAGGGCCAATTTGGGACTGAACATAAGTCGACAAATCTGCTAATCCTTTCTCAGCAGTCGCGACTGTCGTTTTAACAACCATGATATCGGCACGCACTTCACCGTATTGCTGATACTGATGCTCAACAGTGCCGTGGTTCGCGAGGGCGTTTTCCATAATGCCTTCGAGATTGGTATCCACGCCTTCCTGAACATTTTTAAACGCATCAGATTCGCGAATCTGCTCATCTATGAGTTCGATCATCCCTGGAATATCTGCAGATGCCTGACCGGATGCCTCAACAAAATCTGATACGCCAAATGCGTTTCTGGTTCGTACATACACGTAATAGGTCTTATCCGCCTGCAATCCATGCAACGTCCACTGATTTGAGCGCCCAAGGAATTGCGCCTGGTCTTCAATATCTGCAGGATTGACGATCTGACTCTGCCCTGAGTACCAGAACTCAAACGATGTGTCTGTCGTTGCCGTAATGCGCATGACGGGGACCAGGTCAGCAGAGAACAAGCCTGGCGTCCAGATAACACTGGATGGTGCAGGTGGCGCACCGATGACCATACTAATTTGCGTCTCAGCGCCTTTCATTCCGTTTTCATTGCGACCGCGAACGCCAAGCGTGTATCCGCCGGCGTTCAGACCAAAGAACTCGTAGCGGAACTGGTCTGTTTCATATTGCGCAACCACTTTCCCGTCATCGGTGTATACATACACTTCAAACATCAGCTTTTTGGTAGTGGTTGCCGTCTCCCACGTGGCCGTAACCTGGACAGTCTCTGAGTTGGTGTTGATGATGCGCAGGTTCTCCACGTTCGGTACACGGTAACCGTTCAGCGTATCGTTGGGGATTTCAAACACTGCGCCTTCATCAACAATGGCCTGTTTGTTCGGATCATGCTGCGATGCGGTGATGCTGTAGACAGAATTGTTATCCGTCTCTGCAACGCTCAGGATGCGGAATAGTCTGGTGGAAACGTTGCTGGTAGAGATAGCGAATACAGTCCCGTCACGAACCCATGCAGGTGTGGTTTTCAGCGTCACGATGTTGTCGGCAATGCTGGCAATCACGTACTTAACGAATTTCCCGTCACTACCCATGATCGACATGGTGTCGCCTTCTGATATCAGAGACGAATCAACAGCATCAACGGTAATCTTATTGCCCGCGTGCGACATGATGCGCCCACCAAGACGCGCACCAGCATAGTTGTTGTCCATGACTTCAACGATGTCACCTGGCGTGAAGTGGATAGCATCGCGCGCCATCTGGAAAGACAGTCTGCTGCTTTCCCGTTTCGCCGTTTCAAGAAGCCATTTCCCAGCGCGCCATGCCTGACCACGAGACGTGCACCCGAATGCTTCAATTGTTGTTTCGTTGTAGTTCCCGCGGGCTATCATCTCATCGTCGGAAACATACTCTTTTACCTGCTCCCAGCCGTTATCCGGGTCAGTCCAGGACACAACAACGGCATTGTATTTCTCTGAACGCTTCACGGAGCTGCGCTTGAACTCGCCATCAACCACGTTAGCATTCGTGATTGTCGCAATTGGGTCTTGTGGCGCGTCCAGCATGACAGACAGTCGCATCCCGTCCCACAGCGCTATACCTCGAAACATGCTCGCTATCTTGTCTAGAATGTCTCGCGCACTCTCCTGCTCAGTAATATAGGCATTCAGCGTCATCCTTGGTTCCTGCCCGCCGTAGCCATCATTAACAAGCTGATCGCAATACTGTGAGAGGACGTACAACGCACCGTCATCTACATCGATATAACCGGCACGTTTCGCCAGGCCAAAACGCGTATTCTTCGCCAGTTCACGGAACAGCCACGCCGGGTTGTTAGTCCACGCTTTTTTGAATCCGCCAGTCCACAACCCAGAGTAAGTTCTGGCTATCGGATCGTAGTTGTCAGGAACATCCACAATCAGGCCGCGAAGATGATATGTGCGACTAGGGGTATCGGTGTACTGGTCACGGTCAATAACCGCACCCGCAATAGCGGAGAACGGATAATTCAGGTTATCGTCGGTGATCTCGCTGTAGCTGTTCCAGATGGTGCCGTTTGACAGCAAATCACTGGTGCTGTCCGGCGTAATTCGACGCACTCGGATATCGAACGGTTTAGTTTCCGGCGCGTCAATCAGGTGCGCCTCAAGATACTCACCGGATATTTTACCTGGGCCTATAGTAACGTTTTTTTCGATAACCCACCCGGTTGAACCGGTCCGGGACTCAATGACCATAGTTACTGAGGTGTTCTTTTGGTTACCTTTGGTGTCTTGCTCACCTAACCCTGTTGTCCCGACGTTGAAACGAACGCGGGTTACATCCTGATCGGTTATGGTGCGTACCAGCGGGGTATCGTAAGTGACCTCAGTGTTAACAATGGTAGTCGCTTCGATTGCAGAGAAACCGTTGATTGGCTCCTGAGTCTCCGAGCCGGGGCGCCATGCAACACTAATTCCGTTCACGTTGACATTACCGTTCGAGTCAGTGACAGGCGTCTTATTGAGCTTAAAGGAAGACAGGTGCTCCTGATCTACCGGGCCGTATATTTCGCCCTCGGAAATTAAATCCAGCACGCGATAGTATTGCTTTGATTTGAGGTTATCGTCGAGTAGTTTTGGGGTTGATGCTTTACCGCCGCCTGAAGACATAATGCCACCTTAGCTAATAGATTCCGTCCAGTCCTGGATGTTGCTTGTGTCGATACCTAGAGAAATAACATTTGAGCCAACTTCCATCTCACCGAGTAGTATTGGCACAGGTCTACCCTGCCCTACTCTGTTCTCCGCACTGGTAAATGAGTTATTCGTTAGCGTGTTTGTCTCAGCCGCTTCCGCTGACGTTTTAGTTTTCATGTTGCGGGACATGTATACCGAGTACGCAATTGAAGCCACGCTGACAGCAACCGCAATCCATGCCGCAGCAGCGGCAGTGATAGCGCCTTCGACTACCGGCACAAACAGGACTACAGAACCATCTTTCAGGTGGCGATCCAGATGCCATTGCATAGCGGATACCTCAACATCCTCGCCTGCTATTCGGATACGAAGTTTTGTATTGAGGAATGCTTTTTTGAATTCGTGATTCTGGGCAAGAAGCAGGCGCAGCCCCTGAGCCGGCGTATCTACGTTCAGAGGGATTTGGCGGTAAAATCGGCGTAAACTGCCAGCAAATTTAAAGATGAGCACTGTTCATGTCTCCATATGGAATGCATCTGCTTAACGTATGCCGGGCGCATTGGCTCTCTCCGGCTCAGATGGCCGGCGTGGTCGTGGTGAAGCACCATGTTTCCTTCGAGGAGAATCATTGCGTGGCAAGGGTCAGCGCCGGGGAATGGCTGCCTGATGATGACGTCACCTGGTTGCGCTTCGCCCGTCGATACCTGGCGGAAGCCGTTGAGAGGCATGTTGTTCAGATAAAGATTTTCACCACGCAACCACCACCCATTAGTGCGTTCGAAGTCAGGAAGGTCGATTCCGCAAAGATGATACGCATCCCTGAACAGGGTGTAACAGTCCATGACACCATGCTTGAACTTGCGCCCCAACAGCAATGGAACAGGCCTGAATTTCAGTATCCGGCCATCGCACGCCAGCCACCACGGAAGACCACTGGTAACCTGCATCTGGCGATCAGCGCCAGACAGGAACGGTACGTTTTGTGGGTGCGAGTGAAGGACTGCCGTCACCTCTCCTGCTTCCTCGGCCACCAGCCAGTCATCATCACTGATACGGAAATGCATACCTGGATCGGGATGTATGTTCCGACAGCGGAACAGCCGTTCGTCATCAATGATTAAGCCGCACACTTCATCCTGCGACGACGCCGCATAATCGAGTAATTCTTGCATCAGGAGACCTTTTGAGAGCCGGGGAAACTGCTGATTGGCATTGGTTCCGGTCGCGGATAACGGAAACGGCAGCCGCTACGGCGGTGAGAGCACTTATCTTTCGCCGGGTCTGCGGTTGGATTATCGCGCTCATCTGCAACTGGCGGCCCGTCATATCCACACCCAACGCCGCGATACTGCCACTGGCACACGTCAGCCAGAATAGTGCGAGCCGGGATAATGGCGTTATCGCAGTCAATTGGTGTCGCCAGCGTGTAGGTCACCTGTTCAAACGTCTCTTCCGTCATCTCCTCGACAACGTAGCGGGAAACGGCCTCCTGTGTCGGGTCTGCATCAGGATTACCGTTCGGAAAGTTAACCGCATCAAGATATTTTACCGGCACCTGACGCCTAGTGATTACCACGCCAAGCATGTCATCAAAATCGTGGTTAATCCCGGTAATCAGGCCGGTCACGTTCGCCACAACCATTGTTGGCCTGGCATAGGTCCCTTCGTTCTTCGACTCGAATCCTTCCACGGCTATCGGGTAAGCCTGGTACTGGTTGCCCTTCCAGATAACATTACCGAAATAGCCATTTGTACCGGAATGGAAGCGGATAAGGTCACCACCATATGGTTGCAGGTCTGCTTCGAAAAGGTCAATGATAGCGCCGACTCCGGCATCGACGCTTTCGATAATTAAATTTGCAGGTATGTCACGCACGAAAGACTCCAATAAAAAAGCCACCAAAAGGTGGCTACTGATCATTTGTCAGGGTGTTACGGGACATTAACCCTGGTTAAAGTGTGTGGTTCAGCCCGTCAGTGGTGGGACACTGGCGCACTCAGGTAACGAGGGATGGCTGATTACCTCTGATTAAGGGAAAATATGAAAGAAATAAGTGCCAAAATTCAATTTAATACAAAGAATCAAAACCTGAAGGAAGTAGCTGACGAAATGAATGATATTAAAATGATCCTTCTAAGCGTAGCTCTGAAGTTAGACAGTGAAGGACGTCAGCAAATCATCAAGGAGTTATCTGACATTAAATCCCCTTCTGTGCAGCAATGGGTTAGTAACCTGAAGGAGTTACATCAGGCTTAATTCCCAAACTTAACATATAAAAGCAAATGGCGGCCTGTTTCCGGGCCGCTTTAGTCGCCCCCTCTTGGATAAATGCCTCATTGATGAACACCCGCCCCCCATCGACAGCAAAATCCCTCCCTGCTAACACCTTTACCGTTTTTTCCAGCGCTTCAACTCGCTGTTCTAAAGTCATAATACTCTCCTTATCGTGGTACTTGTTCAAACGTGGCCGTGAGTTCGTATAACGGCCCGGTCTTTGTCATATTCCAGGAACGACAGACAAACAGCGCCTGAACTCCGGTATCAGATGGCGTCCAGTAAAACGCTTCTACCGCCATTCGAGCCCTGAGAAATGCCTCAGCATCCTTCACGGGGTTGCTACTGCAGGCCCCACCTATCCCCCGAAAAGTGAGAGAGTATTTATCCATGAGCGGATTGATACCCTTGGTCTGGCGCTGCTCGTAACCGTCACCGAGCTTAACAACGGCTACGTTTGGGGTACGTTCAACCTGGTACGCTCGCTGTGGTGTCCATGTGAATGTTTCTGGCACGATTACCTCCGTAGTAACCCGTTAGGGCGTTGCTGGTCACGGATAGTGTTCAGGCTAACCTGCTTCATCATCTGGGCCATCTTAGCCATGGTCGCATCGTCTATGCCGCCAGTGGTGTTGATTTCGAAGGTTATGTGCTGCACCACCCCACCGCCACCTCCGGCCTTATCAGCTGATATCACCTTCCCTGACTGGTTCGGAATGAACATCTGCTGACCGCCAGCAGTCTGGAAGATTTCAGAGCGGCCGTTCTCGTTGATGCGGTAGGCATTGCCAGCAGATACCGTACCGCCGTAGCGACGACCGCCACTATATCCGACACTGGCAATACTGGATATCAGGGAACCGCCTGCGGCTGCGACTTGTGCCATTGCAGCCATATTCCATGGAAACGGCCCAGACGCCATAGCATTGGAGATCGCCAGTTGAAGGTTTAACGCCGCCTGAGCAGTGGCAAAACCCTTACTGATTGCGAAAAGCGCCTTATATGCCGTGTTATTCTTTCCTTTACTGTTGGCAATAATGGTAGCCAACCCGTCGAATCCCTGAGAAATTCCGTTGAGCATGGTATTAACTACATCAACCTGCCTTTGGGCTTCCGTTCTGGCTATATTAATGCGCTCGTTTGCCGCCTGCTCCTGAATGGCTGTTTTAGCATCCTCGTAAAGCTGGGTGTTTTCTTTATCAATAGCTTGATACTTTGCCAGAGCAGCAAGCTTTTGCTGCTCCTCCAGATCGATTTGAGCCAGAAGATCAATGGAATTTCCAGTCTGGGCGTCTGGCATTACTTTGTATGCGGCTATCTCTTGCTGAGCAAACTTTTTGCCTTGCTCTGCCTGTTGGCGCATCTTGACCGCATTGGCTGCATCCCATTCGGCCGCAGCATATTTCCTTATCTCGGCGACCTGCTCTTTCGTAGCGCTACTATTTAAAGACTGCTCTGCCCTTAAAATGGCCTGTTCACGAGATAGCTCTTGCGTGGTGGTTGCAGCTAGTCCGGCCCTTTGCTTATAGTCCGCAATTTTCTGCGCATTTGACTGCATAGCAGTGGCTGCCTTAGATGACTCAGACGCAGCGTCCTTGGTTTCCTTTTTGCCTTTCTGCTGAGCTTGCTGGGCGTCGTATTCGGCAGCAGCTCTTTCACGAGCCAAGGCCACATCCCTTTCCATCTGCTGCTTAGATTTTTCATCATTAGCGCTTCCGGCGTATAACTTCCTTATATCCTGCTCAGCCTTCAACTGCGCACGCTTACGATCGTTAAGCTCACTCTGGAGTGTCACCTGGTCTTGCAGTTTATCAAGATAGTCCTGAACGTCTTTTGGGCGCTCTACCATCAAACTGCTGGAGTTGAATTTCTCCTTCGCTTTTGCGGCAAAATTAATCATGTCGCCAAGCTTGCCCATCATGCCAGCGGCAACACCCGCCTCCTCCCCATCCCGGCGAAGCAGGTCAATCCCTTGCCTCATCGTGCCATTAAGCGTGGCGCGTCCGATGTTAATAGCGTTCTGAGTCTGGCTGAGGCGATTCTGCGCACGCTCAAGCTCGAGAGTTGCAATCGCTAATTTATCCTGGGCGCCACCTAATGCTTCAGCAGCCTGACGGCCTCGAGTGGTGTTCGTTCCCCAGTTAGCGATCTCCCTTTCTTGCCTCTGAACAGCGGCAGTAGCATCGTTAAATTCTTTCTGTGCGTCGGCTACTGCATCGCTAAGTGTCGGCAGGTTCTGGCTTAACTTGCCAATGGTGGCTGCCAACTCGGTATGCGACATGGTCTGGAACTTAGCGCTCAGTTCATTGACGCTATCTGCCAAGTTATTGGCATCATCTCTGGCCTCTTTAGCTCGCTGAGAGAAATATAAAATCGCACTGGCCGCTAGCATGGCAGCACCAGCGGGGCCACCGATGAGAGACAATCCTCGGCTAACCAACCCTGCTCCTGTAGACAATCCAGCCTGTGCCGCTTTATTTGCTGCCAGAGCGCGATTGTAATTATCAACAGCGCCAGCGGCGGCTACGCGAGCGGCAGATAAGCGTTGCTCGGCAGCGGCGGCATTCGTCGCGCTAACCGCCGTCTGCTTCATCATCTCCGCAAGGCGGATCTCGTCCAGCGCCCGTTCTTTTGCGACGGCGGCTGCGCGCAGATCGGCGGCAGCTTTATTTGCAACGGCTTGCGCCGCCTGCATCTCTGCTGCTGACTGATTTCTTGCAGCAACTGCGGCCTTTACCTTCGCAGCGGTAGCCATTGTCAGTGCACCAACATAACGGCTACCCATAACAGCAGCAGCGGCGGTCAGGATGGCACTAAGAGCGCCGATGTTCTCACTGACGCTGATTACGGCATCGTTGAAAATCGCTGTGCCGGTTTTCACCGTGGAGTTTTCACCAAAGAACTTGGTGATGTTGTTCCCGGCTACCTGCAAAGCCTGGCTGATAGTTGTCGTGGTATTGGCGAACTCATTGCCAATCGTCACCCCCTGTGAAAGTAACCCGTTAACCACAACATCAGTAGTCAGTTTTCCAGCGGCTGCCATCTGACGCATCTGCCCAATGCCAACACCCATAGAGTCGGCAAGTGCAACGATCAGACGGTTGCCCTGCTCATTCACTGAGTTAAATTCTTCACCGCGCAGCGCGCCAGATGCCAGTCCCTGAGACAACTGGATAATAGCGTTTTCTGCTTCTTGAGCGGTCGCACCGGAGACCACAAAGCCCTGGTTAATGATGGTTGTCAGCTTAGCCAGATCATCAGCGCTGGTTCCATATTCCCTGGTTGCTCGCTCCAGCCTGGCATACAAAGAAGCTGTTGCGTCCAGGCTGCCGCGAGTTTGCTGCGTAATATTGAATACCCGCTCAGTAACGTCAACCAGTTGCTCGCTTGGGCGGAGGGCGTTCGCCAGTTTGTTATTGAGCGTTGTCCATGCGTCGGCGTACTGAGATACCTGTTGAACCGACAGGATAGCCATCAGAGAGGTGGCTACACGGCTTAAGCTACCAAAGGACGACGTTAGCGATGAAGCAGCCTTATCTGCGCGGTTGAATCCACCTTCCATGCCGTCTGTTATATCGCGAACCTGTTTATCAGCACGCAACAGCTGAGCCGTATCAGCCTTTATTACATATTCAATATCACCTACGTTCTCGGCCATTTCATTTTCTCCTGGCAATAAAAAACCCCGCCGGAGCGAGGTTGGTTGTTTGGCTTAATTCTTATCTACAAAGCTTTCTCCAGAGGGATGAAAAGTCCTTTCCTCCATCATCAATGTACGCACCACCATTGTAGATATATCTATCCTTCCCTGAGTAGGCACCAAAACTGTTTTTTGCGTTAACGTATCCGCAAACAGCGCCTGATTTTCCCACGTAGTCACCAGAAAACTTGGCCGATGATGGATCTTTTAACAATTCCTTTACTGCTACCTGACCTATAGATATTTTCCTTATCTTTGCGTGCTCATCTTCATTCACGGCTGATTTTAAACGCTCATATTCCATTTTTGACTCATACCTTTCCCCCCACAAAGGAGAAATTGAGTTAACCCATGACAATGATAATGCGCACACGATTATAGAAAGAGTCGACGGGATACCAATGTTCCATTTCCATTTATCAGCCCACCAAAAACAAAGCAAAACTAACGGAATTACGAGGGGAAGAGCCATTGGCTCTCTAAAAGCAAAGAAGCACGTCACAAGAAAAACAACCACGGCCAGAGAGAAAATCACCAATCCAATGTTTTTATTTGCTTTCTTGGTTTTTAATGTCTCCTCTTTTATCGCATCATCTTCCCGCTCTTGTTGCAATAAATATTCGCTATGTATGTAAGTTTTGAGCGGGGTATAGTTCCCACTCTCATCCATATCACTAATAGCGCCATGAGATATCATCTTTTCTATCAACTGATTAACATCATCATCAGTGATTTGCATACCTTTTTTTAGGTATTCAGAATCAAACTTACCTATAGCAAAAACGAAATTTATAGCCGATTTGTAAAGCGCTTCTAGTTCGCTGTTCGTCACATCCCTATCCCCCCACATTAAAAGATGGTCAAATCCTACCATCTGTTGACGAAAGGATCAGCTTTCGCTATCTTGTTTTGCACGAGGCGTCGAAACCTCTTCTCAACGCGGCCAGAACCAACCCCGTTAGTGTTGGATTTTTTATGCCTGTCATTCAGTGGACGCACCGCGCGGACACACCCCGATCAAAGTCGGGAGGGCGACGAATACAACACCCGAAAGGGGAATAAGTCCGCGGTCTCGTTGAGCCGTTTCGAACCTCCCGGCACCACTCCGATAGTGGTAATTCGAAGAAATCAACGAGGTCATTATGACTAACCAAATCATCATCTCCGATATATCCATTCGTCAGGATTCTGAAGGTCGTTACAGCATCAACGACCTGCATAAAGCCTCTGGCTCAGAGCAAAAGGATAAGCCTGTTCACTGGCTCGCATTGCAGAAAACAACTGATTTGATTGAAACAATTGAAAAGGTAGGAAACCTTACCTTTCCCCCAATCCGCACCACGCGCGGTTGCAAGGGCGGAACCTACGTCTGCAAAGAGCTGGTTTACGCCTATGCCACATGGATCAGCGCTGAGTTCTTCCTTAAGGTCATCCGAGCCTACGACGCTCTCGTTTCTGGTGATACTGCAAAGGCTGTCGCTATTGCTAAAACAACCGTTGACGATCGCACGCCACTACGCAGCCTCGTTAATCGTATTATGGCGAAGTACGGAACCACTTATCAGTCAGTTTACAAGCTTGTTCATCGCGAGTTCGGCGTTCAACATATCGATGAATTATCACCAAAGCAGACTGTAGAAGCTATGGAGTATCTTGCGGCCAAAGCAATTGAAGGTGAATTCCTCGGCAAGCAGAAAACATTATCCACAACATCTTTGTCGGCACGAGAGGCTGATTATCTAATTTGGCTTTGGGATTATGCTAATCGCTCCCAGCACTTGTATCGAGAACTTTATCCATCAATGAAGCAAATAAGGTCTGAATTTGCGGGTAAATTTTACGATTATGGTAGTGAATTCTCGCCACTCATAAAAGAAGCAAGAAAAGTGTTAATAAGAATCACTCGCGATGTAGACATAAATGAACCAGGTGGACCTATGAATTTATCGGCTTGGATCAGGTTGAAAGATAATTCCATCCCGTCATCACTTAGATAAGATCGCAGGCACAAGGATGTGCCACTCCACCAGTTGACGGAGAGGTCAGCAGGAACGACAAAACCCGCCGTAGCGGGTTTCACGTCATATCGTTGCGTAAGCTAAGCCATTTCTGGGAATTCTTCTTCAACTTTGTGCTCAATCGCTTCATGAAGACTTTCTCGTTTGCTCTTCTCATCAAGCAAGGCCAGAGTTTGTCTGTACTCTGGTGCTTTGGCAAATTCTACAAACGCAGCATCAAAGCCAAGACTCTTAACCTTCTGCTCAATAGACTTCAGTGGTACGCGGAAAAACTCCTTGCGGTTATTAATGAGGTTTACTCGATGAGCTGAGAACTCATTATGCAGACTAGCCTCCAGAGCAGGAGCATCATCAGAATAGATAAGTGCATGAATATCGAACTTGAACGGCACAGATGCTGAGCCAAGCTCATTGACTCTCTCTTCAGGCACCAGCCTTCTGGTTAATCCAATCTTATATACACCTTCGCCAAATGCACCCACATTTGAGATAACGTATACATGACCACTGCGGGTGAGTTGAGCCTGAGATTTTGCTCGTTCTGAAAGCTTCCTGGCCTCTTCAAGTTGCCGCTCAAGCTCAGCGATTCTTTGTTCAATTTGTTCTTTTTCTGCACTTGTTGCTTTCTCAAGTTCCTTGCGAGCCCGATCCATCGCTTTTTCGAAGTCACGTTCTGCCTTCTGCTCCTCGCGGATGGCCTTTTCATATTCTCTTTGGGCTTTTTCTTCTTCACGCTGCAACTCACGTTCTTCTCTTAGTATTTCTCGCTCATCTTGCAGCTTCAGCTCCTTTTCATGACAGAGCAGAAGCTCTTCAAGGCGGAGGTTAAGATAATCATACGTGATTCTAATATTCATGGACTCGCCGAACTTATTTATAGCATCGAAAGCGCTCTCAATTCGCTTCTGTAGTTGTTCAACATTACCGGCTTTTATTTTAGCAATCGCTGCATCGCACTCGCTATTGAACGCCCTGACAAGCAGCTTCACGTAGCGCTTAACCATTTTTTTGCCTTCAGCTTTACTGCCATTGACCTGCCAGTCGGTGCTGAAATCACATGCAGCCTCTTGTCTCAACAGGATCTTTTGCCTTTCTTTATTTTTGGTAATGGCTTCCTGATAAGCGACTGAATCATGATAATCGAAGGTTGGCTCATATACACCATAATCAATCATTGCAGCAGCATCACTAACACTGGATAGCTTTTCAGTTAGCTTTACGAGAAGAGCCCGTTTTTCTCTGTACTCTGACTTCAAAGCAGCCAGTTCTGCTTCATGGATAGAAAGAGCCTCCTGCACTGCCTTTTCTTTCTTGTCAAGGGCGGAGCTTTTTTCGTTAAACTCTTTGTCGAATGCTTTACGCTTCCCTTCAATTTCTTGCTGAATGCTTTGTCTGGCACTCTCCTCATCATCAGATAATTTTTTTCTGAATGATTTTTCCTCTTCATTAAGTTGATTGCGTAACCTTAATTCCTCTGCCTCAAGATCTACAATCTTGCTGAATCTCTCCATATCAGCATCATGTTTCTTTTTCTGTGATTTGAGTTTGATAAAACAGATTAGCAGAATAATTAAAAGCAGCAGAATGCAACCAAGTAGCCCCCAAACCATGCCTATTTTCCCCTCTCCTGAGTTAATAGGCATATGGTAACAAAGCATCAAGAAGCGATCATTACACAACCAATGCAAATATTACGCACTAGCGGTAGTGAATGGCTAAGCTTTCTTTTCCTTAGTCAGGATATATAATGTTTTTTCGATGTTTTCCAATTTTGAAGACATCGCCTCCCTGAACCACTCCATATCCTCTTTGCTATATGTCATGGTGCAAGTATAAGAGTTTTTTTCTTGCTTGCTGTCTGCTACTGGCGCGGCAAAAGACATAATCATTGAGATAATCCATTCAGCACCATTCTGGTGCAGCTTTTAGCGCCTGCTTCATCGCTTACCTCAACCTGAGCGGGCCATTTAGTGCGGCCCATGCCTCTGCGCATCCAACGCCAGCATTTGTTCTGCCCAGTCCATGACTTCGTCGTATTTCTCCTGAGTCGGCACTCTGGCTTTCTCTTTCTGCGGAAATTTAGCGTTCATGGCGGCCCGGAAGCTGGTCATGGTCATATCCCATGCGTCTGACTCGCTCATGCCGAGGTGAGCAACAGCGGTATAGACGAATGACCGTACATCGAATTTGTCGCTGTATTCACCCTTCTTTCCTTCGAATTCTTCCGGTGGCTGGTCGCCCATTACACCATGAAGAATCAGATGGCGGGCAATCTGGATAACATCCTCGATCGGGATGGCTCCCGGCTTGAACAGAAGTCGCCCCGCACTAGTAACCGAGTAGGAACCGATAACTTCAGCAACGTCACCTTCAGAACAGCGCTTGACTACGTTGGCTGCAGCTGCCGCCATTTCAGCAAAGCAGCGGGCATTAGCCGCTTTTAGTATCTGGGGGTCAGCAATTCTGTGCTTTGGGTAATGGCCCGCATGAACTTTCACCAAAACATCAACGATTTGTTCAGGCGTTCCGATTCTGGACATAGCGAGGAATGAAGGATTAAGAAATATCTCTTTGTCGCCGGCGCGAATGACAGCCTGGCCGATATCGGTGATTGCTTTCATGAATCCCCATAAGAAAAAGGAGGACGGTGCCTCCTGAGCAAGAAATTACGATGCGTTGACAGTCACTGTGACCGGATTGGTGGTTACACTGGCTGCGGTACTGGAGCTAATCTGACAAGTATATGAACCAGAATCGCCTGTTGTCGCACTGGACTTAGTATATATAGCTGTCGTACCACCGGAGCTCACATTGGTTCCGTCTTTTTTCCATTGATAAGTCAATGATGAGCTATCTGAAACAGTAGCTGCAACAGTGAGAGTCAGGGTGTCGCCAGCAGTCAGTGTTTTACCCTGCGGCTGGGTGGTAATGGTAATAACTGCCCCGACATCACGCACGTCAACCTGACCTGCACTTGATGCCTCAATGGACCACGTTGCCACATCATCGTGTGGAGCTTCATCACCCCATGAAGTAACCATGAATGGCCCTTCGGTGATATCGTTTGGAGAGATGATTTTGAACCACACATACGGCTGGTTGCTGGTCTCCGCTGGCGGGTTATAAACGTGACGCTTCAGCGCGTTTTGCGCGTATACATCCTCTTTGCGGGTAACGCCGTCACCAGAGAACGAAATGTTCTTATAGGTAACAAGATTTTCCTGCGTAAACGCGGCGCTCATATCGGCAGTTGCATCTGCGGTTTCCCACTCTGCATTAACTGTTTTACCGCGCATCATGCCGAGTCGCTGGTAAGCGCTGGCGGTAGGTTGTACTTCCGGGCAGCCAATCGCGTAATAAACGACGACATCACGCCCTGTGAAAGCACCTGCTTCACATGCCATGTCTTTATCTCCGTGTTATCGGGAAATGATGGTTTGAAAGGAAATATCGAAGAGGTAACGACCTTCTTCGGTCTGGATGGCGGTGATGCCGCCGATTGGCTGCATCGAGATGATGCATTCGGTTCTGTAGTCGTCGATCATCGCCTGGCGGATGGCGTCGGCGCGGTTTTCAACTTCATTGATGTCGCTGTCGTTCTGGCCTGACAAAACAAGGATGCGGAAAAAGTCGCGCGTTATGGCTTCCTCAGGCTTGCCACCGCCGTTTTGCTGGATAATGAGATATCGTTCCCCCTCCGTACTCTCCAGTTCATTCCAGAAGCGTTTCTGGATGCGATAGCCAGCATCAAAGCCATGCGATTGCAACCACGCTCTCAGCGCGTCATACACTTCGCTACGTGTCATACTTTGTACCCTTGCTTGATGATGGCCTTTATCTCGTTGAAACCGTCACGCTCGAAGCCTTTGGTCAGGAACCCCGGCTCGGCATCGGGATCCCAGTAGTTCCCCTTCCCCGTGCCGCCACCGAATTCTTTTCCAGCGCGAGTTCTGCCGAAGTGTTCACGCGGCTGGCCTTTTAGCTTCCCGGACATACCGTGAACGGCGGCAGCGTATGCAGCCGTGTACCCGACCTTTCCCTGCATCCCACCGGGCATTGGTTCAAGCTTTTTGTACTGGCTGTTGATAAGCGTGGATGTGTCAATGGGAGTAAGTAGCGCGGCGTGAGACGATCCGACAATCATGACCTCAGTCAGCACTCTTTCTGTGCGTGGCCCGGCAATTTCTGCCAGCACCTTGCTGGTGTTCATCTGAACACGCTTGATACCTTTAACGGGCATACCACCACCTGATAATTTGAATAAACGCAGCGCAGCAAGAGAAACCCAGGACAAAACAAGCCAATCCAAGAGAAAACATAGTTCACCTCACGTCAGAATTTTGTAGTCCGGCTCCTCGCCGAATGGTGACATATCCCATTCCGTCACCGCTTTGATGACGTTCGCGCCAGCTTTCAGGGGATCGACCTGCGCCGTTGTGTCACCTCTGGCGATATACCAGTCGCGTAACGGCATGGTCGCATCGACGCCGTTACACTTCAGTTCAGTGAAGAAAATCAGGTTCGTGGTGAACTCTTTCCCGCTGGCATCTACCGCAACTTCATTGTTCGCCGTCCAGGTACAGTCAATCAGGTAGGGAGTTCCGCTTGTCCAGGCGTTATTCCAGTCGTCGTAGACGCGCGGGTAGATGGTCGCAACGTTGGTGTAACTCCAGCGTGCTATTTCAGACATTGCCATCCTCCCACCGGATCACCTCCGGTTTTTCCGCTGCCACCTTTCGACACAACAGATACCAGTCACCGTTGCTTTTGACATAGCCGGTAACGCGCTTACCAATGTCTGTCATCACCCAGACTTTGACGAACGGCTCAGGCAATCGCTGCTTAACCGATATCCATGCCATTACTTATCCCCATTACACATGCAACCACCTTTACCAATCCAGATACCAGCAAACGCTGTATTGGTCGGGTCTGGGGGGATGAGTCCATTGGCACACCTGAATTTGTCAGCGCCACGCAGCAGTGACAAGGCCCCCTTCCATCGGTCAGCAAAAGACTGATACCGAAATGAACGCGATGCGCCGTTAGGCGCGGTCTGAGAGCTGATGTATCTATCACCCTGCCCCAACGCCATTAAACCCAGTAAATAGGACTGAATTAGCAGCGCCGTTGCGGGCGGGTAATGTGCATCGAGGCACTCCTGAATACTGTTAGCCTGCTCTACGATAGCCTGCAGAATGAAATCTGGCAGCGTGATACCCACTGACTCCAGATATTCCTTGGCCTGTTCTGTGGTAATCATGCGAACCTCTTATGGCCCTCCGAAGAGGGCATAAAAAAACCGCTTTCGCGGCTATTCGTCTTCTTCGTTTTTACGGCGTCGGCCTGATTTCGCTTCTGGAGTTGCCGGTGTTAGGTCACCACCCACCTCTCCACGCATCAGGCGAACGTTCGACTTCAGGGCTGGATGCAGTTCTTTTATATCCACCACATCGCCAACCTTTACGCCGAACCATGGTCGTACAACTTCGTATTTAGCCATACCATTTCCTTACACAAGGTTAGCGCCATAGACAACTCCGGACAGGCCTTGGTCGTCTGCGGTGATTTGCAAACCTTCAGCAGACATGATCTGGAAGTTGTAGTTAACGTTAGGTAACGGACGCGGCAGCGGCACGACGCCAACAGCCATACCAACCAGCGGAGAAATGATGTCCTGACGGCGAACATAGGCAATGAACTCGTTGCCACTCAGCGCAAAGGTCGGGCGAATTTCACGAACAGGCGCAAATGGCAGCACAGCATTCAGTACGTTGCCGCTAACTACGCCGTTTACTACATACGGTTGAGCCAGGTTAGCCCAGATTTCAGGTGACACCCACATCACATCATACTGAGCGACTTTGTTGGCGCGCGCCAGCGTACCAAATGCGCCTTTCCCGAAGAAAGCAAACAGTGCTGTCATATCGGCAGTGGTCAGGTCTATATTTGCGCCACCCGAACCAGAACCCAGGTTGATCTTCTTGGTGTTACGGTGGTTTTTGATACCCTGTGCCGGGTAGGACTGCACCTGAATATTCGGGTCGCCGTTCAGATAGTAGTTGACACGCTTCTGGTTAAACTTGCGCATTTTAGCCATCTGCGAATCCAGCACAAGGTCAATACCGACAGAGTTAAGACCAGCAGCATGACGCCAGTTCACGCCGTAACCTGCGGTGAATACCGGAATCGGGTCGCCATCACTCGCATATTCGGTATGGTCAAATGAGAATGGAGCCTGACCGTCAATGCTCACAGACACATCATCAGCGATATCACCAATAACGTTGTAGAGCTTTGCAGTTTTGCCAACAGAAAGAACAGTCTGCACACCAATCAGGTCGTTGACGATTTCCATGCCAACCTCCTGATCACGCAGTTGCAGCACCTGACGGTCAATCTCGGCCCAGAAATCACGCGTAAAACCGCCTACAGCATTAACCGCCAGCCATTCAGGAGTCATATTAGAACGATTTGCCGCAATCATAGCATCATGCTGTGCGTTCCACATGTTTCGGTTTGCCCAAAGCTCATTCCAGTGACCACCAAGGCGCGAGTTAGTCGCCAGTGTCTCTTTAGAGAAATACATATATGTTTATCCTTTTGTTACGCGCCTGCAGCGGCAGCAGTGCCAACGCGCATACGAACGCGAATGAAGTCGGTGGTGCTGGCTGCGATGGTGAACTCGTCCTGGCTGTAGCCGATTACTGAATCGGTGTCGCCAGTTGCCAGTGTGAATTGACCAGCCGCGCCAAGCTTAATCGGGCTGTCCTTCTTGTACGCACCAGGTACACACAGAAGCGCAAGTTCACGACCTTCTTCGACATAGTTGCCAACAGCAGAATCGCCAGCAGGAACGGCATCACGAATGCCAAGTCCCTGATGATAAGCGCAATCGATAATGTACATGCGGCCAGTTAATGCAGTGGCTTGTGCGAACTTACCATCACTGTTAATAGTGACGGCAGTGCCTGGCAGTAGTTCTGCGGAGGTGAGGCGGGTTTCGGTCTTGTAGAGCGATTCCCCGTCGATATTAACGCGACGATAACGTGACATTATCCAGGCTCCTTATTTGAAGTATTCAGATGCGGCAGGTGCGCCAGTTTCTTTCTGATGCTGAGCAGAGTTAGTACCCAGCGGTGCGGCATCACCAATGGTTTTGTACATCGCGTCCAGCGCTTCGCCAGACAGGGCGTTAGCCACAATCTCGCCGTGAACTTTTGCCACCGCTTCACGCTTCGTTTTCTCTTCGGCGCGGGAGTTGGCAGTCAGGGCTTCAGAAAGTTGTTGCTGATTGGCCTGTAGCGCATCAACCTTTTCCGCGAGAGGCTTGATAGCCTTTTCGGTATTGGTGGCGACGGCCTCGCTAACCATGCTGCCGATTTGTTCCAGTTCTTCTTTGGTTAAAGGCATGTCGCCCTCCATTTTGTGGTTTGGTGCAGGGTTATCCTGCGGTGTGAAAAATGATTTGAGCTTGTTGACGACGGCAACCCATGAACTCTGGCGCTGAACCTCTGTCCAGGTATCGTCAAAGACAATCTTTCCGCCCTCAGATTTGTATCCGTAAACCTTCGGATCGCCATTGTTGAGGATGATTACGGCCTGCGAGTCAGTGAAGTCAGCCACCCAGGCGTATTCTTTCTCTCCGGGAGCGAATTTATCTTTCGCATACTTCTCCAGACGCCGCTCTCGCTCGCGATAGGTTTCGCCAACCAGCGCACCGGAATTAGCCTTCAGTGGCGTGGCGAGGTCAGCGTTAACCATCATCCCTACCCCCTGCTCTGGCGTGGCCGCGCCAACCTCATCCAGAAGGATGGCGTCATGATCCATCGCGTGAATTTTCGCAACCCATGAAGCCCCCTGAGCTTTCTGCTCATCGTTCGCTTCCAGTTCTTCCAGGAATACGGCAACGCTGGTATGGATTGGCGGAACATCATCGCCTTTCTCCAGCGCCTCAAGACGCTCAAGAAGACGCTTGCCATCATCTGTACGCTTTGCCACTTCTGTGTCGATCCACTTCTCGACGTAGACACGGTTACCTGACTTCTTGACGTTTTTGTTCCACGCCCCGACATATCCCACATTCAAGCCTTCAGGACTGAAAGCCGAAACAAACTGGCCGTTTACCTGTGGATGTCCCAGCGGTGCCAGCGTCCCTTCCAGACCGGTATAGTGCTGGTCAATTTCGCTGGCAGGATAGAGTCCGCCGTTCATGACCACGTTTGCCGGGAGTGTGTAGGAAGGGACAACCCAATGTTCGCGTCCGTTGTGTTGCTCCCTACGGATGGCCTTGCTGTTCACTTTTGAAGTGACGTTAACCTGTACTTTCATTGAAGATTCTCACGTTTATGCAGCGTGCTTGCGCCCACAACCGCAATGCGAATGATTGGGAACCAGTCCTGCCTGTTTCGCTTTCTCCAGCCTTTTTCTGGCCATGTCGATAACGTTCGGATAAAGAGGATTGCCCGCCTCATCAACAAGAACAGATACCTGAGTGCATTTGCAGTTGATTGCGTTTCCATTGATGCTGTACCACTCCCTCACTTCTTCCGTTGTGTAGAGCTTTCCATGTCGTAACGCGTGAGTCTGACGGGTGGTCGCGCTGAGTGCTGACAAATGCAGTTGGCGGGTGAGTATCCCGTATTGCTCCGTCGCCTCATCTGATTCATCCCATCGTCCACGGCGCAGCGCGGTGGTTATCTCCGTCCGGGCGATACGATTAGCCCGGCGAGACTCAATACCTGTCTGCTCAGTGATGCGCCTCGCTATCTCCAGCGGATTCTGTCCGCGCCCCAGCCCATCAGTCAGTATCCGCGCCATATCTGCTTTCACAGTGGCACTGAGGTTCTTCATTTCCTCGAAGGTGCGAGCGCGAACCAGAATCAGCCTGCGGCGGTACGGCTCACTCAGAAGGATTGCCGATACGCTTTCCTGTCCTGCCGCGTACACGGCAGACTGCTGTGACAGATTGGCGAACTCCTGCGCCGTGCCGCGCTGATACGCCGGGTTGACGTAATCAGTCCAGAACCAGAACCCCGTCTCGTTATCCGCACCCAAAATCTCATCCACCAGCAATGAGGCATTGCTGAGGAGCATTGATAGATGGGTGGAGTCGAGTTCGAAGGTGTAGCGCTGGTTTACTGATGGTGATGCAGGAATGCGGTCGAGGATGTCCTTGTAGGCTTTGCCAATGCGTTTCATTCGCCTGGCGAACTCGTTCATTGCTCCGCGCTCAAGGCGGTCAGCGCCTGTCGGGTCTTTAAGGTTTCCGGGTAGTATCGGTGATTTCGCTTTCTTCTTCGTCATCATCTATCTCCGGAAGTGGTTCAGGTGAACCCTCATACCCGGCAGCCACACGAATCTCTTCACCAGTAAATACCTGCTCGCCTGTTGCTAATGATGCGCTGTTTATCTGCGACATCTTCTGCGCGGCATCCAGTTTTTCACTATCGCTTTGCGCATTAAGGTCGTCCCAAATAACTGTTTTATGGCCTATCGGGTCGATAATGCCGAGGTTAATCAACTTGTCGCAGAAGTCCTCAATCTCGAATGACAATTCGCCTCGTCGGGACTGGCAGCGAGCATTGAAGTACTTCTGGTCCTCTGTGCTGGAACGCTCGGCCTGCTGATTACCTACGAGAATGCGAGTCGGAATATCTACGCCAGCGGAAGCTGTCTGGAGGTTAACGTCGTAGGTTGCTGTTGGGTCTGCTACGGCAGTGACAAGTGGTGTAACTGTCGCCCCCTGCGTGGTCATTAACACATCGTTACCCCGGTTAATTTCCCCGGCAACTTCGTTAAACTTTTCCTGTAGCTCATCGATACTCACGCCATACAGCGACGCCAGATTATTGAAGTCGATTTCCTTTTCAAAGTTGACGTTAAGCTGGCGTGCAGCGTTCTTCAGGAACGACTCACCGGAACCACCTTCCACCTTCTCCAGACTGACAAAAGCGTTGTATGCAGGCTCAAGGAAACCGATCGCATCGTCTGTATAGTCACCAAGAATGAAAACTCGACCAGGGTGGATGTCGACACGGCGAGAGGAACCATTGGGTAGAATCTCTGTGTACTGCCACATCTTCGGCTGACCATAATTCTTTGAAACCACTCCGTCATGCCATTCGCTGACTTTCAGTGAACCGGCCCATGCAATACTTACTTTTTCCAGACCACGCCCTTTCGTTGGTTCCAGATTCCACGCTTTATTATCTCGAATATGCAGGAGAATTCCTGCATAGCGGCCAACGAGACGTCGCCGATCAGCATCAAGAAACGCGCGCCAAAGTCGGTTAGTGAAAACCTGCTTAGTTTTGGACTCCCAAGACGTTTCCATGCGTGTTTCATCTGACTTTTCACCCTCAATGATTTCAGGGTTTGACTGCCAGCATTTACCAACAAGCTTTTCTACGGCACCGTGAGCTATACCACCGCGGCGGTAGAGCTTGTAAAGGTCATCGAAGGTTAATTCTTCTTTGAATCCGTATTCGCACCAGGCTGAATTACGCTTAGCGTCCAAACCCATTGAAGGATAAAGTAGCCCCATGCGGGCGCGAGCAAGCCTGACGTCATTCAGCGCGTGATTGACGGCTAGTGTTAATTTGTCAGTCATGGATTGTCCGTTATGGTCGTTTAGGTGGTGGAGCAATTCCCCTGGCAGGATATTTGGTGGCACATGGCTGATAACCCGGCCCGCCTTTTCTTTTGCGTTCGCAGCCAGGGCATTTGCATTTGTTTTTCATGATTATTTCCCCCTAAGGCGCTTAGGAATCATCATCCCCATCGATTTAGGTTTGCGTTTGATATACCCGTCCAGACCGTACCGGATTCCATCCCAGCAGTGGTTGTTCTTATCCTCGATAATCGGCAAGACTTCGCCAGTGATACGGTCTGTTTTGTACGAGTAAAGCCGCGCCTCTTTCGCCGTTTCTTTACAGCGAGGATGGATGATGATCTTCTTAAATCCACGTAGGAAGGTGATGCCGTCCTCTACGCTACCCTGCCATTTCTGAGCAGCTGAGATATTGAATCCCTGCCCTTTGATATGGCTGATAGTTTCTGGCCTAGAGTTGTCGGCTTTGATGGGCCATTTACGCGCTTCAGGGATACCGGGGAATTTCGTATCGTCAGTGGCCTTCCAGTCCTCAAGCTGTTTCGGCGTGGCATCGGTTTTGCCTGCATAAAACTTCCACATATCGTCGAGCTCTACGCCATTGCCGTAGGCCTCGTATTCGATGTAGAGGTTGTTATCCAGAATGAACATGCGAATAAGCGTGCTGGGGTCTTTCGCGAATCCGAAGTCAGCACCGAACAGCAAGCGCTCTGATTTCCTCCATAGATTGTCTTCGAAGCTCTGCACGACGTATTTGTTAGCCAGCACCTGCTTATCTGAGTTTTCGAGGTAAGCGCCCTCCCATATCCACGCGTAATCTGCGTAATCAAGGTTTTCCAGGTCTTCCTGTCGCTCTTCCTCAAGCACCGCGGGGAACCATGGATTGTCGACATAGTTCATCTCGACAATAATTGAGCTTTTTGGGGGATTCTTTCTGAAAAGTTTGTCGGTGGCGCTGCCGTCCTTCTCCGGGTTCCACGTAACCCAGATTTCTGAGCCTTCTTCACGAACGGTCGGGCGAAGCTTTTTCCACGCAGTAGAAGAAACAGACTCGGCCTCGTCAACCCAGGCTACAAGAATTCGCGCTTTTGATTTGATGCTGTCTAGGTTATGGCGAAGACCGCAGAATACATAGCTGACCTTGCGGTTCTTTGTCCTGATGTATTTATCTCCAATGTCAAAGTAATCATCAAGCCACGCCACGGAGCGAATTGCCTGCTTTACCTCCTCCATGGAGGATTCTTCCAGCGAGTTCATGTATTCTCGAGCGCACAGGATAACTCCACTGATATTGGCTTCTGCCGCTTGGTACGCTTTGACGGCAGTCATTAGTGCAAAAGTACGCGTCTTAGCAGATCCACGTCCGCCGTGAGCGCCACGATAACGGATTCCTTCTGTCGCGAATACAGGAACTAACTTGGCTGGTATCTGGAGGTCAACTTGGCTTTCCATTTGCTGGGTCAACTCCTACCAGGCGAATAGTGGTTGGCTTCGTTGCCATGGTTCCATCAGATGAGGTGTGATCGATAATCTGCTTATCAAGGCCGACCAGCTTAGCTTTGCCCATTGTCGCCGCTACAGCTGCAGATGATTGTGGCGTCTCGGCGCTTAAGGCTTTTTGTCTGGCCTCTTCCAGTTCAGCGAGGAGAGAATCGACGGTGACGTTATGGCGTTGCTTAATCTCGCCCCTCAATTCTTTTATCCTTAGGGCTATCTTAGGGTTATCCTGCAACTTACATGCTTGAACATGTACTGCCTCCGGCTTCATCTTGTCAGCAGCATACGCCGTCCGATAAGCCTCAGAAGCATTACCCGTTTCGATGTATGCCTGACAGAAAGCCTCTTGCTTAATTGTCAGACCTGTCATATTGGAATATTCCACTAGTTATTGAGTATCATGCCTACAGGCACACATAAAACATATTCTGCTTTATCGAGCCTTTACGATAGAAAGCTCTGTAAAACACTCTCGATTTCTTCTACCCCCGCATCGAGATGGCGAGCAATGAGGGATAAACCAGCCATCGTAAAAGCTGCAAACCCCGGTATGCATCGTTATTGATTATCATTGCACACTCACGCAGAAGGATTTCCCATTGAGGGCTGCGGTCATTGTTAATGCGGTGATACTGCGACGATACAACGCTGTTATTTAGCCCACTTTCTGGCTTGGGTTATGTCGCTGTACTGCTGTAAACTGATGACCTGGAATAAACTCAGGTTTCATTATCAAGCCCACCCGTAGATAGGCTTTGTAATGGATAGCCGTTTAGCAGTTCTCGTAATTCTTTGATTTTTCCGATAACGCAGTTTTGCGTTTACCATCAGCACGCGATATCGAGAGTCAACTGTAGTTGCTCGCGCCAGAACTCAACATTGGCTTCAATGACCGGCTTATCCCATCGCCAGCGAGCCATCTCTCTTGCTCCATTGCTGGCTTTTGATTTCCGGTCATCACGAATGCGACACGCTTGCTCATATTTCTGCTGCTCAGTCAGTTCACCACGAAGCAGGCTATCAATGTGCAGGTCGCACCAGACGGAGAATTTCGGATCGCACCATCTTGCAAAGGCAACTGATAACTTTGGATGCAGCCATGTTCCGCCGCCCCTGTCCTTTCGTGCCTTGCTTGTTTTTACATACCCGGAATCACGGGTATGTAGAATTTTCGATGGTTCACCTGAATAAACCTCATCCAATGCTCTAACGTATTCGAGAGTTTCAGCGTTGGACAACCAGTGATCCAGACGCTTACCGAAACGTTTTGCAATATCAGTGGCATTAATCCAGCCATCAGTATTGAAGCGGATAGGTTCGCCTTTGTAATTTAGTGGAACGATATTCATAGCGTCTTACCTTTCAGAAAGATGAGCCTGTTCGCACAGAAAAGCCGCCCCGAGATGGTCGCCACCATATACGGCAGTTCTCAGGCTCAGCTTTCTGAAAGACTCGGGGTTTATATGCGCTGCGATGCGCGTTTACTGCGGACACAAAAAAGCCCCGCAAATGCGAGGCGGTGAGAATTTGCTACGTTTAAAGTCCAGAGGAGAGACTATGGGATTCTATATCTCTCCCTCGTTTTCGCATAGTGAATCCCACTTGTCGTTGTGGGCGTTGATTGCCTTCACCGTCCTGGCATCCATCACGTCAGGGTCTGCGCCGTGAGTGATGATTGGTCCGAAAGCTGTGCAGGCTGAATCAACGTTGATGTATTTAATCGTCGGAGTGGTACTTTGATTTCCGCATGCGGTCACGAGCAGCGTTATCAGAAAGAGACTGATTCGTTTGGTCTGCATCTTTGGCAACCTTAATGATTGAGGCTTGCTTATTACTGGCGGCTTGTGATTGCTTAACGGTCTGGTTAGCTGACTCAACATCAGCCTTAGCTTTGGCATCTGTTGCCCCCTTGCTCCTTCCAGATAACCATGCAGCCAGAACAGCAACGACAATACCAACGATGCCTAAGATGTATTGCCAGCCTGATGCGATTAGGTTGGTCATTTCCCATTCCTCTTATCCTTTGGTGGCTTCTGTAATGTCATCCTCGACAGGACGCCAACAACCATCAGGACAATGGCACCAATTCGCATCCAGCTTGAGGGGATCTCAGCTTTCCACTCGGGAGGAAGCTCAAACCAGATAGTTGGTAGGGCTCCAAGAGCTACAATCACCTTTGTTGAGTTCCATCTCCACCAGTGACGCCAATCATCAACAAGTCGAAGTTTCATAGCAGCCCCGCATATGCAGCCATCTCACCAGTGCGCATCACCTCAGCATGACGTTTAGCGCGATTAGGTGTTTGCTTAGCCCACAGGCTTGATAGCATTCCGTTAGCTGCGCCTGCATAGTTTCCTTCTGCGACCATTGCCAGCGTATTCTTGAACCCAGCAAGACCACTTACCCCCATCTGGTAAGCCATGCTTATCAGGATGTCTCGGCGTGCTGGGTTGCAGGATTTCATTGCAGCTACAATGGAGGGGTTGGTGTTCATCTTACTGATGGTGGTTTTGACGAATGATTCAAGCCATGCATCGCCAACATCTCGAGGAACGGTGAAAGTGTAATTGCTTAACGAAGCGCCTTTAGGGCCAATTCTGATACCGCAAGCCACTGTCGGATATCCTTCGGTATCAATGTAGGGTTTCTCACGATAACCCTCTTCGAAGTTAAGCAGGGGGATTATTTGACTCATTGCGCTGGTCTCCATGCTGCATCCGTAGAGCGTTTTCTTCTCGGCGATCTCGTTTTCGTTGGTAATGGAGATTAATGGCGAATGTAAATACTGCCAGAACGAAACCGCCGAGAGCCAGCCATTCATTTAATGACATACTTCCCGCCAGAAAGGTTGCCCCAGATGTGGTGTAAGCAGCGGCAGTGGTTACTTTATCTGCCATATTTTTCATTCCAACCTCCAGAACATCAGGAGGATTTGTTCAAATTGGGATTAGGTATGATGGTGATCAGAACAAATCCAGGATACATTTGCGGTAACGTGGTTTGTTCGTGACTAATGGCATGAGCAAATCAGGCAGGAGGCTGTTAGCGCAGTCTCTTGCCACCCATCTTCACGAAGCCCAGCCATAGTGCTGGGTTTTTCATATATGTAAAACGCCCTACCCGTAACCACGAAAGTTAGAAGGCATCTGAGATGTTCTGGTGTTTGGGAGGGCGCTTTCAGAAATGTCGTGCCAGAAATGCAAAAAGCCCGTGGTTTTTGCCTCGGGCTTTCTTTTTAATCCACCTTAACAAAGGACGGATTTCTACTGTTAGGGTTATGATATTCTACTTTTCGTCATTTTGCAAGATGCAATCGTTATCGGAATAAAACTTAGCTGGTAACTTTCGATAAAACTACATTTGCAGCAGACTCCTCCATTTCAACCTTGCTAATTAATGACTCATAGAATGGCTTAATAGCCTTATCCCATACGCCTGGTGAAATTGCAGCGGTGAACTGACATATCGCACGAAAGCATGAGGCCGCAGGTATGCGCTCATACCCACGCCCTGAGCACTGCTTGCAGGATGAATAAACTGGAGCGCCCTGTAGTTCTGATTTCTTCCTGTCCAGCGCTACGCCACGCCCACGGCATTTAACGCAAGATGTAGATACAACACCTGCGCCATTGCATTTAGTGCATAGTGATTCCGTTACCTCCACAGCCGTCTTTGCAGGAGTTTTCTCTCCACACCCGGGATGTTTAACGATCCGCTTCTTTTTCCTTAATACTCCGCGCCCCTTGCAGCACGAACACATGACATTACTAGCTGCCGACCGGCAGTAATCCTGATACGCGAAAGTTGCGAGCGTTTGCACTACTTTCCCTTTAACATTGGTATCAAGTTTGCGCAAGGCAGCCACCTTGTCGCAATGCTTCATCCCATGCTGTACCAGTAACTGAATTGCCTTACGCTTATCGTTGTCGCTCAGGTTCATCTTGCCGCTGAAAGCACTGAACCCGAGCGGAGCGCGACTTTGCGCCATACCAAATGCTGCCATCACATCGGTATTAGTCAGTGAGTCTGATGCCGTTGCTCTCGGTGAATCTGATAGTTGAGGAGACTTCGGAGAGTGGAATTTCACAGTGTTTTCCAAATTCATGCAGCATCGCCTCCCGATGTCTTGTTCAATCCAAGCCGGTTCACCAGTTCGCGCTCTCGCTCATGCAGATATTCCATTGCCTTCTGGTGTTGCTCCGTCATCTCTCTGACGCTGCGTAATTCAGCCTCGTCACGTTCACGCTGCTGTTTCGCCTGGTTAATGCTGGTTACGGTCATAAATACCTCTCCCGCCCTGATGAATCATTAAAACGCCGTTAACGATGGCGTGATACCTGGCTTCTTTGTCGTACAGATAACGCCTTACTGTGTTGCGATGGCAAGATAATCGCCTGGCTACTTCTGTCTGGTTTCCATATGTCTCTATGAGCATGTCTGGAATGGTTTTGATAGTGTGTGTCATGCTGCCTCCCGGATATCTGGTCTTCTTTTGGAGGAAATAGCTTGTTCAGGCGGAATGCCTGAAAGAATTCGCCTTAGAATGGTTTTGGCTGTGACTGTGCATCTCTCGTCTTTCGCCCATTCAGATATCATTTTTCTGTCTCCGAATGCCGAGACATAATCCGATATAGAGGAGCCTGACAGCGCCGTCCCATTAATGATCTGGCTTACATGTGGCTGGCTAACCCCATATTTCTTTGCAAGCGCAGGAGAACCGTGAGTTGAAGACCCTTTAACGTACTCATTTTTAATCGCTGAAATGATTTCTAAGGGTATTTTTCTACACTCCCTATGCCGCTCATACATGTCATTAACGTTTTGCTGTTGAGTTCCGACGACAAGGTGATCAGGATTGATACATAAGGGGTTGTCACATTGATGCCTGATAATCATTCCTTCGATATCTGCCAGAGCGATACCTTTTGCAATGCAGTATTCAATCCTATGCGCCGTTGTTGTTTGTCTTCTCCATGTTCTCCATCCATATCCATTCTTCACACAACCTTTCCAGATAATGCATTCGCTCATGCGGCCTCCAGTAGCTCTGTAATCATTGGCAAGCGCCCACAGGTTTCAGTCACAACCAGTACAAGCATTCCGCCTTTAACCGCCTGACAGCGCTTGATGCGCATATCGTCTATCTGGCCGTCATCCAGCCAGAAGCCCGCACTAGTGAGTGCGTCAAAAACGGCCTTTGGTAGATTGTCCAGGTCGCGTTTGCGGTTATCGGGAGGTGCTGCGAGAATGGTGATTCTGATGCGGGGTGTGATTTTAAGGTCTAGCTGTTGTTGCTGAATTATTTCGATTACTTCTCGCCGGTATCGCTTTCCCCAATCGCTGATGTAGTGGATCCCTCTTGAGTGTCGCCAATATCGGTTGTTTGAAGGAGGCCACGGCAATTTTATTCGGTATGTTTTCATGCCTTAATCTTCCCCTCCTTCAGCAGTATCGCCTGCGTCCTGATCACGCCTTCGAGGTGGTAAAGTCTGGCGTCTTTGTTGTCGAGAATATAGGTTCGTCGATCGATTTCATCGTGACACGCGCTACAAGCCCATGCACCGATCAGGTCGTCAGGCTTCATCCCCGTTCCGCAAATTCCAGCCATCCGGTAATGTGCCAGAACTGTAGTTTCAGGATTGCCATTACATACGCCATAAATACGTACCTGGCATTCTCTGCCGCGCGCTTCTTTGCGTAGATTAGCCATTTGCCAGCTCCTTCTGTTGCTCATCTTCGTGAGAGAAGTCTTCTCCGTCGATTGGCATGAGTTCATCACTGTAAAAATAAGAGAAACCACCTGAAGGCTTGTTTGTATAAATCGATACATCGCCTTTAACTAACCACCCAGGGGCATCATCACGCCACCCATGCTTACCTGCACCAGGAAAATTAAATACATATCCGTTTGTTACTTTTTCGATTAACTCAACGCATCTGCCAATTTCGGGTTTGTTTTCTGAAAAAATGACTATTGCGATGCCACCTGCGCGTAACTCACTCATCATCTTCCTCCAGCATTTGTCCGTTAGGGTCTGCCATTAACTCTGCGCAGCAATCGGAGCACACGTGAACTTCCAGCACATGCAGCTTCTGACCGCAATTAGCGCACGTTAAAGCCCGCTCGACGCTTTCTTTCTGGTATTGAAGGGATTGGGATGGACTAAGCATTATTGGCGTCCTGCATCATGAGAAAGACAATCATGGCGGCGCGGAGAGGATTGGCATGCTTATGGATAAAGGCTTTCCCGTCGCTGTAGACTTTTTCTGCCACCCAAAGACCTGAATGGATTAGAGTTATTTCGTCTTCATTCTCAAAGTCATAATCTGGGGACAAAGATATCAAGTGCTTCGGAATAATTCCCCAAGCTATCGACGCGTTGTGGCAATAATCCAATCTGTAACCGTTCTGATGCGTCACAAATATAGAGCCATCTTTGTTGTGCAAGCCCGTTTTCGTTCCTCTACCCCAACACCATCCATCCCTTACAAAATCACGATTACTTACCTCCTGCGGGTCATCTGTGTAAAAACCATTTTTTAACTGCTGTAAAATTACCATGTCGTTAATTTCTTGGTCTGATAACTGTGAATAATCCATTGTCATTTCCTCGCACGTTCTCTAAGCCACCGGATATCCCACAGGTGAGCCGTGTAGTTGAAGGTTTTTACGTCAGATTCTTTTGGGATTGGCTTGCGTTTATTTCTTGAGCGTTTCGTTGGAAGGTATTTGCAGTTTTCGCAGATTATGTCGGTGATACTTCGTCGCTGTCGCCTCATGCCGCCCTCCTGACGCCCTGCCCGATCGCCATCAATGTCGCTTTGGATACGGTAGTAAACATCCGTCGAGGACTGATGAACGGTCGCCAAATCAGCAGCATGGAGCCTTTGCTGTTTCCCTTCTTCTCCAGCCCTGTCGATGGTTCGATAAAATTAATCCGTCCATCAGTGATAATGCGAACTTCGTCGACACTCTCCAGAGCCTTGCTGAACCATCCGACTGACATATCCTCTGGCACAAGCATCACTACCGTCTGTCGCTGTTGTATGCACTGCTCAGCGGCTTTTTCCACCCACGGCCTGATATTGCTGTACGGTGGGTTATTCCAGATTGCACCGTGGCTTAACCACTCAGAATTGAGCGCGTCGTCGGCCTCAGTTAGCCAGTGAGCGCACAGAGTGTTTTTGTCGCTCGCTGCCGAATCCAGCCAGAATCCAAACTCAATATCCAGTGCATCAAAAAGCCAAAGCGGCGTTTGCCAGCAGTCCTTGTCGTGTGCTGGCGTATTTGATTTGATAGTCATGCAGCCTTCCCTTTTCGTTGTGACCATTCATACTCTCGCCGGGAGTCATCACTCCACCGCACGTTGCGCTCTGAGCCGAACCAGAACATGATTTCGATAAGTTCTGTCATGCTGGCCTTTCGCATTTTGCTGGTACGCACACCAAACATAACGACTCCGCCATCAATGCCCGGAGCACTTCTCTGATTCTGCTTTTTCGTCTTCAGCCATAGCGCGGTGAAGATGTCTTTCCAGTCCGCCTCGTCGTAACGATTTCCATGCCATAGCACCTGTTGAGACACGTCATGCAGCATCGGCCATAAACGGTCGTTCTGCGCTTTGGTTCTCTTGGGCTCTTTGATGTGGACTTCGTGTGGTGACTTTTCGTCTAGGGGTATTGCGAGGATGGCGTTTATTGCTGACTGCTGTTGCTGCTTACTTCGAAGGAAGATGGTTTGTTTCATCGCCACCACCATTCTATTGCGATGTGGCCTATCCAGAATGCTCTAATTGGCCCATCATACCAAAACGAGAAATATCCCCACTTTACTTTAGGCTGCCACGATATCGAGATGTGCCAGCCTGGTAGCTTCAGTCTCATACTCACTCCTTCACTTTGATTCCAGCGACGTGGATGGCTTCTGCGCATTCCTGAATTCCAGCGTTTCTTCCATCATCCCAATCAACCAGGTCAGGAATGGGGTAGTCGTCGTCGGAGATATCATTTTTTACTGGCAACTCAATCTCGATAGCGGCGCGTGATGCCCGCCATATAACCCAAGAAAAATTTTTTAATTCGTCGTCATCCGTAAACTGGCTTTTTTCTTTTGACCACCAATCTTCAAACTGTCGGTAGCTCTCGTTCATATCCCTCTCCCCCAAATAAAAAGGCCTGCGATTACCAGCAGGCCTGTTATTAGCTCAGTGATGTAGATGGTCATCAGAATCCTCCTTTCTTCTTGGACTGCGGTTCCTCGCGTTCACGGCGGCGCATTTCAGCAGACTGTTGGTCTGTGTCATAAATAGCGCCATTTGCCTGAATGCAATACACCGTGCCGGTATTTCCATGGCGATTTAGACGAAGGATTAGTTCGGTTTCACCAGGCGGAACGCTGTCATCAAAAGCACCTTCACGATGGATACCAACCCAATAATCGCAATCCTGTTCAATCTGCCCTGTATCTCGGGAGTCGCTTGGTAATGGGCGTTTATTAGTTCGGCTTTCCAGTGCGCGGTTAAGCTGCGTCAGAAGCACAACAACGCAATCAAGCTCTTTGGCAAGGTTCTTCAGCCCCTTAGTAATCATGCCGTAAGCAAGGTCGTTACGATCGGCCTTTTCAGCGGTCATTAGTGTCAGGTAATCGACCAGAATCATGCCAACACATCCCTTTTCTCGCTTGATTCGACGGCTTTCGCTGACGATTTGAGCCAGAGATAATCCCGGCGTGTCGTCGATGTAAAGCAGGTCGATTTCACTCAAGCGATTGGCTGTTTCGATCGCCCTGTTGAAATCGCTATCGTAATCACCCTGATAGCCGTCATCAGCGTCATTTGTCGCCGGGAGGTAAAAAATATTCGGGTTAACACCTGACTTCTGCCCTACCAGTTTTTCCAGTATCTGGTCACCTGGCATTTCAAGGCTGAACATCAGGGCCGGCTTTTTCTCATGCACTGCGCAGTTGATTGCCATCTGGCTGTATAGCGTCGTTTTCCCCATCTTAGGGCGAGCGCCAATGACGAACAGAGAGCCTTTCACCAGACCTTTCGGTGACAGCATCCTGTCCAGCGATGAGATCCCTGTGCTCATTCCTCGTTGTTCGCCTGATGGGTCAAATCGCTTCTCAAGGTCGCTAACCCAGTCTTCCATGACCTCGCCAAATGAGCGAAGGCCGCGACGAGATCCGGTTTTTGCATGGTCTGTCAGTTGCGTGAAAATCGCTTGAATAGCTTCGTACTTCTGCGTTGCAGTCATTCCGTTTCGGGAATAGAGCAATTCCGTCGCTTCAGTCATGCGGTTGATGGCGTAGCGTTCCATTGCGGTTTCGCGAACCTGCATTGCATAGGCAACGATGTTTGCTGCGCTTGGCGTGTTCTTTGCGATCTCAGCGATATAAGCAAAACCACCAACAGAAACCGTTAACGATTTGCGCTCCAGTTCATCGAAAAGCGTCAGACCATCCACTGGCTTTTGCTCCCGGTGCATTCTGGTTATTTCTTCGAAAAGGATTTTGTGTGGTCGGCTGTAAAATGAATCAGGCTTCAGCATAGCCAGAACTTTCTGGACGCGCTCACTGCTGTCATCATCCAGAAGCAATCCACCAATCACCGCCTGCTCCGCCTCGATGCTATGGGGCGGCGCATAAAAATTATCGGTCATCGTGTTCACCCTCACGAACTTTCAGGTAGGTATTATCGTTAAGCAGGAAATCAAATCCCTTTTTGTGCCAGACGGTTCCGCGTTGATGGTTTTGGCGCTCTTCGAACATCCATCGGCAATTTTCGCCTACGTAGCTCAAATAATTTCTCCAGTCCTGCATCGTGAACCCATGCCCGTCAAGTTGGCGTGTTATCACTCCGGCTTTTCGCCAGAAAGTTCGGATCTGGTTTTTACGTTTGTCATTCAGTGCGCGAACCCTGGAAGCTTCAGGAAGTAATTCGTGGTAAGCATCGACAACATCCTGACAACTGAGAGCTGATTTTTTCTTGTCATGATTTTCGTCTGCTGCGGTACTCTCTAATACGTTAGTATTAGAGATATTATTTATATTATTGTTTATGGACAATCGTTGGACATCCGTTGGACAACATTTGCTGTGAGCCGCGTCATTACTGGTGTTTGCGTTGGACATCCGTTGGACATCCGT